TGATAATAATTCTTTTATTCGTAGTGAACTAACTAATATAATTATTAAACTAGTACACACTATGCCACCTAAGCCATTCTTAGAAACATTAAAATATATTTCTAATAATTATAGACAAAATGGTGCAAGTATAATTGAAGAAGTATTAAATGAAACACTAATACATTCATTTGATTATTTAAGCCATAACCGCAATCTAATTAAAAGCACAAGTGACTTAGCGCTACTCTTAAGTAAATTAAAAGGTGTGTATATGTCATCCAGATCAAGTGATCCTATGCTAATTACATTAAGAGAAAAGTGTGAAATTATAGTAAAGAATGCTACGGGTATTAAGAATGATTCAGTAATAGCTAGTATTAGGACAGGGGTATTATTGTATATTATTTTAGTTAGTTATACAATGAAACACTATACTTGAACTGTGTAATTTTAATAGGTTAATAAAGATGTATAATTTTAGTAAACTACATAATCTATTCCTTTCAGTTATTGAAAATCTAAAAGGTAATAGAACTTTTATAGAGATAAAAAATAATAAAGATACATCCAATTCCATTACATGTTATTCTATAGCAGGTTATCAATTAAATATTTATTGTTATAAAAAACAATATATATACAAATATGATAATTGGTTTGTACCTACTAAAAAATATACTTCTTATAGAATATTCTGTGTTCCAACTAATGGTACTCCAGATGATTTAACAAAAATATGTGAATTAGATATTACGTTACCAGCATTATTACCATCTTGCTCATCAGACATACAGCAATGTAAGGCTGCGGTAGCCGCATACGTTGATATATTAACAGAGCATTTAAATGAAAATAAGTTTAAGGTAAATTAATAGCATATCCTATATTCTAAGTTATCAGTAATAGATATACTTAGAATATAGGAATTATGCCGTTAATTTTACCTGCCTAATATTTCACTTATACTTAATGGTCTATCTGAAAATACACCAGATGTATCATTATATTTTCTATCAGAATAGAAATCACTATAATTTATTTGTTTATTAGTACTCTTATTCTGTTCATAATTACGTCTCTTATTTTGTTTTACTTCACGTGCTTGTTGTATTAGGCCATCTAATGAATAAATCTCACCACTTTCTAAGACTATTTTACTATCTAAAGCTCTTAGTTCATGTTCTATTCGCATAGATATAAAATCATCTTGCTCTTTAGTTAAGCGATCATATAAAGCTTCTATACGTTCACGAATAGCTTGTTGTTCATTCTTAGTATGTATATCTAAATTACTTTCTTCTTGTTTAGTATTAATAGTAGACATTACTCTTTTTATATCTATTCCATAAAAAGATAAATTCTTACCATTGCTAATTAACCAATGTGTTAGAAGCCATGAGATACATAGATCATCGTGTTCACCATCCTCATGATCTATTCTACCGTTCTTACTTATAAGACTAGTAATTTGATTAATCAGAGTTTTATCTTTAACTTTATCACAACTTCTCTTAGCTGCATTTTGAATAGTAGTAGAATATATTTCAGTACGACTAGCATAGCCAGTTCCTGATGTAGCAAAACCAAATGTCTTTTTATACCTAGTATATATATCACTACTACGTCTATTCATAGGTTGACGAACTTCTCTCCATCTATCTGGCATTTCATCATAATCATTAACTACCCTATTAAATAGTCTTTGGAATGGATCAATACCGTATTGTGGAAGCATAAGTAATAAATAATCAAGTACTGAACTACCAGTTGATCTACGTTCAATAATAGCTGTGATATTTTTAAATGTTACTAATATAGAGCATATCCATTCTGAAAATGTAATTAGATTAGTTTCATTTACGTTAGCTGCAAATATAACTTCTAATGTCTCTATATCAGTTAATACTAATGCAATATCGTCACCGCCACTAGCATCACTTGTATCTACACCTAATACGAATTGTCCATTATTTAATCTATCATTGATCATTTCTTCATCAATATACCATCTAGTTATATATCCATGTGGTTTACTAATATCGGTATACAATGGAGGTATAAAACTTTTTGAGATTCTTTCTAGAATATGTGTAGGAATAGGGTTTGTCTGCGAACCAGATGTCCATAGATTAAAGTAATCTCTATTAGCGTCATCACCAGACTGCGTAGATGTATCTATTTTTTCTTTTAGCCATTCATCTGTTTTACCTAGTTGCCTGTGGTTAAATGTAGCATTAATTCTACATACACCTGCTCTAGAATTACGTTTTACAGTGTTTTCTAAATCATTTAAATCTGTACAATCATAAAACTTTTCTGTCCATATAGCAGAATCAGATATTAAATTATATATATATTTACCATCTCTATCATCTTTCTTACCAGCAGTAGTAGTCAGTGTAATACCATATGGCACATTTGCTCTCTTAGCGGCATCAAATGCAGCACCAGTAGCGGCTAATAGGGCTGGTAATGCTAATGCTATATTGGGTTGGAAAGGAGGTTCGTCTACACGAATGACAGATGTAACTAATCCACGACCCATGTTATATGCTCGTTTAGCCGAGGCTTGCGGTACATGTGCTGTATATTTATTACCTAAAGATTTTACTGTTATTTCTTCTGTATTATTAGTATCGTCTTTTGTTCTTTGTTGTAAGTATTTTGGTAACTCATTAGCGATATCTTTTATCTGTTGAATATTTTTACGTCTAAGAGTTTCGTCTTTAGTGAGTAAGTTAATTTTCGTATTTTGACAAATTATATTTAATAATAGTACATCTAATGTATCTATAGCAAATGATTTACCTGTCTGACGTGGTTGTATTAGGAATGTAGTAATATGGTTAAAAAAGCACCACCATATAGCTATATTAGCTCTATTAGCTTCAAATTTAACTGCAACATTAGAACCTTCACCTGGTACTCTAGCAACAGACCTAAGAAAGTACCATGGATTATTTTTACATTCTATTGCAATCATTGCCATTTGTTCTAATGTTAAATTAGGATCAAATGGATCTATTCCTTTTAATTTGGGATTTAATAAAGCTAATATAAAAGAATTATTTTTAATACCCATACTTCTATATACACTGGCTAAGCGTATAAAAGATTTATTATCAGTTTCTGTATCTATGATAGCTGATGGATATTTTCTAAAATCATCAAGAAATAATATCATTAATGTACTCTCTTTGTTTTTTATAAACTAATTCTACTATTATCTCCAATACTCAGAAGATAACAGTAGATTAGTTCATTTTACTATTCTAATTTGTTTGGTATATAGGTAGTGCAGAAATACTTAATTGTAGTTCATTGTCAGGTGTTTTAAACATAAATTTAATATATAAATTAGTATTATCTGGCACTGCATTAGAAATAGTTAATTTATTATTCCATTCACTAATAGGGTACTCAATACTCTCATTACCAAATACTAATGCAAAGTAATTAGGTTTAATTGGAGCTACTTCATTACTTGTATCAAATAATGGTAATGTATCATAATAGATTCTTTGTAGCCATTCATCCTGACTAGTTGCCCCAGAATTAACATAAACTTCCCAATAATTTTGATTAATGAAAGTAGTAGATGCATAGTTATTTAGACCATACTGTGGTGTTTGGTTAGGTGCAAAACCAATGGTCCAATTAGTAGTACGTGCACTAGCAGGACCTAGTAATGTAACATCCATAGTTTGTACATACCTGTATGCTTTAAATGAACCATTTACATCTTGTAGATTTATTGATACACTTAGATGTTGTACAATACCGTAAGCAGTAGGAACAAATGCCGGAGAATTAGCATTATATACTACATATGGTGTAACTCTGTATATTACTGAACGATCTAGATTACACAAGAACCATTCCATGTGATAACCATTAATTGCATTTGACCATTCTGGATAACCAAATAACTTAACAGTATAAGAACCTTCAGCTTTAGTAGTAGTAGCTTTATATGTTTTTGTTATAAACTCACCATTTACTGCATTAGCACCGTATATTACTTCACCTTGAGATAAGGAATATTTAAGCACTACATTAAACTTCTGACCTATAATAGTTGAAATAAAACCATCAAAACCAAATACAGTAAACTTAGTACCGTCTACAGGTAAACGTAATTTACTACCATCGCTATAATTAACAACACCAATTAAGTCTAAACCAGTTAATGGTACATTTAATGGGTACTGAATTAATGTTGGGTCAGCTTGTGATAAGAATGGTGATTCTAAAGAAATACTAGTAATATATTTAACAGATGTATCTGTATTGCGAATAAATGCAGTGTTTTCAGCTAATAACTGACGCTTAGATACTACTTTACCAGCGTCAGAATAAAATACTGCAGTTATTATTTCACCATCTGGTATATCAGCCATTGTGTTACATACAGGTACTGTCTTTATTGCTATATTAGTATTGTTTTCCATTGCTACTAATTCTAACGGAATAGCTTGTCCTAGTAGTGTTCCTGATTGATCATAGAGAGCACTAATTACAACAGCAGATC